TTACGATGCGTCCCGCAAGGTATCCTGATACAGCTTTTCGTAACACGAGGCGATTTTGCTGGCGCTAAAGGAATCGGCGATCTCACGATTGCGTTTTCCCATGATCTGGACGCACTGGGGGTCTTGCATCAAGAGAGTGATCTTGTTGGCGAGTTCTTGGGGATTCCCGGGGGCGACCAAAAAACCCGTCTCGCCATCGGTGAGAAAATCGTTCTGGCCGCCGACGTTGCCCGCGATCACGGGAAGCCCCCACTGCATGGCTTCTAGGTAGACCAGCCCCAAGCCCTCGTGTACGGAGGGCAGGACAAAGGCCGAGGCCTCTGATAGATAGCGGCACTTGCGGTCCTCCGAGATAAAGCCGGTGAACTCGACCTTATCGTCAAGCCCCAGTTTGTGCGCCAGGAGTTGCAACATGGCGCGCTCTGGTCCTTCACCGATGATGATGGCCCGATAGTTGGGATTGGGCAGCAAGGAGAGCGCGTGTAGAAAGGTGTCTATGCCTTTGCGCTTGACCAGCCTGCCTACGGTAACCATGACGAACTCGTTGTCAGACTCTGCGGCTTTGGTCTTGGGGCCATTGTCCGCACTGGTTGCCAAGCTGGTCGCTAGAAGACCGAGGTTGATCACCTCTATGGGCTTGCGAACGGCATAGTAATCCTGGGCTCTCTGCTTCACGTCCTGCGAGATGGCGACGATACGATCGCTATGGTCCAGCACTGTGCTGACCACGGACCTGAAGATGCGATGGTGATGCGGAGAGAGAGGCTTGGTCGGGTCATAAATGTCGCCGCCGATAATAGTCAACACGTGGGGTATGCCTAATGCTTTGGCGATGAGCAGGCCTGCCACTCCCGATGGAATGGCAAAATAGCTGTGAACGAGATCGTATTGGTTGCTGCGAAGACTGCCCAGGCATCTGATGATGGCGGAGGGAGGAAACGTTACCAGAGAGGCCAGGCTGGCGGTGGCCTTTTCTCGACGCGCAAGTACAGTCACGCGATGGATCTCTACGTTGCCCTCTTGGCTGAAGCGTGCCAACCCATCAAAGTGTGAGGTGATCACATCGATGCGATGTCGCTTGCTCAACTCGCTGACTATGCGGGCATTCCCAATGCCGCCCCCTCCCCCCACGGGAGGATATTCGTAGTTTATGTTCAAGATTCTCATCAAGCCAACCTTGTTTGCCCTTTTGAGCAGTTTTTTGTACATTCTACGCCTTGCCAGATGCGGCGCCAATGCGTCGCGTCACCGCGGGCTCGATCACCGCTTAATCCCTTCGCGCACAAAGTCATCCTCGATCTGCAAGCCAAACTTAGGTAGCCAAAAAGTGCGATAGTTGGCTCGGTCATCGTGTGCCCTCCTTGTTGTGTTTGTGGCACTGCAAGAACACGGCGACTCTTTCCTTCATCTCGCTTTTACACTACTACCCGAGACGTTACCCCCTCATTATCAGCCTACCGCCACGCAATGCAAACTCCGCCTGTGCTTGCGGCAAGAGATGTGTACCCAGGAAGAAGCAAATCGAGTATCACTACTAACAACTGACAAAATCGTCATCTATCGATTGACGCCGCGCACTATGTACGCTATCATAGGGTCAGCCGGCGGCGCCAGGGGGGCGGCCAGGCCGGCCTGCGGCGGAGAGGGGGACGCGTGGGCGGGCAGTGGACGGACAAACGCGATGCGTTCCTGCGGCACTATGTCAGTAACGGGTTCAACGCGACAGCCGCGGCGCGTTCGGCAGGGTATACCCACGCCAACCAGCAGGGCCCCGCCTTGGTAAAACTGGGTATCTTTCAGGAGCATCTGGCGGAGTTCTTCCGCAGCGTGGCGATGAGCCCGGAGGAGTGCCTGGCGCGGGTGGCGCGGGTAGCGCGGGGCAACGTCGTGCAGTTCTACGAGCTGGGGCCGAACGGCCAGCCACGCGTGAATTGGCAGCGGGTGATCGAGGGGGAGGATAGCGACCTCGTGGCGCAGATCAGGCAGACGTCCGCCGGCGCGACGCTGGTGGGCATGGACCGGCTGCGGGCGCTGGAGCTGATCGGGAAAAGTCAGGGGCTGTTCGTGGAGCGCGTGGTAGAGGAGCAGGTGGCGGCGCCGGTGAGCGCGGCGGCGCTGGCCGAGGCTGTCGAGGGCCTACGGCAGTACGAGGCTGCGAACGAGCAACTCGTACGCGGGTGGCGTGAGGGCCGAGGCCCGGGCGAACTGATGGCGGGCGATGGCGAGCAGGATCACGCAGATGCTGAGTAGTGTTCACGTCCAGGTGGCGCATGGTGAGCAGGCCGGCGATCGCGCACAACAGGTCGAGCTGTTACGCTGCGCCGCGGATGTGACCTACTTTATCGACCACTATGTGCAGATCGAGAGTATCGCGGACGGGAGCTGGATCCCCTTCCACCCGTGGCCGGCCCAACGGGCCTTCCTGGACGACCTGCAGAACCACCAGCACGTGATCGCGCTGAAGGCGCGCCAGGTGGGCTTTACGTGGATCACGCTGGCCTATGGCTTGCACGGCCAGCTATACCGGCCCATCTATCCCGAGATGGCCTTCAGCCGCCGCGAGCGCGAGGCCTACGACCTCGTGCGGCGCACGGCGGGCATGGTCGAACGGCTACCGCCGTGGCTGCGGCCGACGAGGCGGACGAACGAGGCCATCGAGAGCATCCAGTGGGACAATGGGAGCTGGATGCAGGCGTACAGCAGCTCCGGCGGCGACCAGCAGACGGCGCGGCTCGTAATCGTGGACGAGGCGGGGCTACAGCCCGACCTCGACCGGCTGCTGCGGTCGCTGGAACCGGTGGTGGAACATTCGGGCCAGATCGTGCTCGTCGGCCGCATCGACAAGGACAACCCGGGTGCGTATGCGCGCCTATGCCAGGCCGCGCTGCGTGGCGACAGCCGCTACCACTTCTGTTTCATCCCGTGGTGGGCCAGGCCCGGGCGCACCACGCAGTGGTATGAGGAGATGCGCCGTCAGGCCGAGCTGCTGGACGGCACGCTGGACGACCTGTTCGAGCAGTACCCCGCCAGCGCCGCGGAGGCGCTGATGGGCAAAACGCTCAACAAACGGCTGAACCCCGCCTGGCTGGGGCAGGTATACGCGCGCCGGCAGCCAGAGCCATTGCCGGGGGCGCCCGCCATCCCCGGCGCACGCTACTATGTCGCCCGCGACCAGACGCACCGCTACGTGGTCGGGGTCGACCCCGCCGAGGGCAACCCCACGAGCGACTATAGCGCGACTGCCGTGCAGGACGCGACGACGGGCGAGTATGTGTGCGTGGTGAACCAGCGCACCGAGCCTGGCGTCACGGCGGACTATGCGCTGCAGCTGGCACGCTACTATGCCCATGCGGGCATCCTGGTGGAGCGCAACAATCACGGCCACGCGGTGCTGCAATGGCTGCTCGACCGCGCGCCCATGCAGGTGCTGCAAGCGCCGCGCGAGCTGGAGATGCCATGGGACGTAGACCTCGACGCGCCCACACGGACGAGCCGCTATGGGTGGCTGAACAACCGCCGCGGGAAACAGCTCCTGTACACGGCCATGGCCGAGGCGCTGCGCGACCGGAGTCTGCGCATCTATGACGAGGAGCTGCAACGCCAGCTGCTGGCCATCGACGGCAGCACGCTGTCGGCAGAGGAACCCGAGCACGATGACCTGGCGATCGCGGCGGCGCTCTGTCAGGTAGCGCGAGACAGCGCGCCGGTGGCGCCACGCCTGGGGACTCTGACACTGCGACGAGGGAGCTGACATGTCTGACGCGACACGCATTCTGCCCGTAGAGCTGACCAGATCCTTCCCCAAGGGGGCGGGGGAGCCGCCCGACATCCGCGCGCTGTCCGCATGGTGCCAGTCGAGCACGGCGGAAGCACGGCAGATATGGGAGGAGATGGATGACCTGCGCAACGGCGAGTACGAGGTCGAGGTGCCGGGCGGCCTGGAGAAGGACGTGGTGCGCACGACCCTGGCCAACGCGAACGTCACGCGCGCGGTGGCCACCCTCATGGATCAGGGCGTGCGCATCAGCATCCCCCACAACCAGGACGACTTTCGTGGCACGGGGCGCGACGACAGGCTGGAAGCGGCCATCCAAACCGTGTTCTGGCAGCTGCGCCGACAAAAGGGCCAGGACGTCGACAGCAAGTTCGTGGAGGCTGTCGCGCACTATGGGCAGGCGGGCATGAAGCTGGTGTATGCCCCGCAGCTGTGGCGCGACCGACCCAAGCGCGAGAGGGGCGAGGGCGACGCGGCCTACAACGACCGCGTCGAGGAGTGGGTGCGACAGCAGCGCCGCCTGCCGTTGAACTGGAGCTGGGTCAGCCCGCTGGAGGCCACGCCGATCTGGCGCGAGGACCGACTCGTGGCGGTGCTACAGGAGAACGAGCGCACCGCCGACACGATCTACTGGCAGGGGTTCAACGGGAAACCGACTCAGGAATGGATCGATGCCGTGAGCCGCGACGAACACGGTGGGGCAGGCCGGCGGCTGACGGTGCAGGAGTACTGGACAGAGGATACGGTCACCTACGCGATCGACGGGGAGACAGTCAGCCACCAGCGACACCGCTATGGGCGGGTGCCCTACGTGTGGGCATACGGGCTGAGCCCGGCGACGCGCGACCCCAAGTACCTGGGCCAGCCGATGCTGTGGGACATGCGCGGGTTGATCCCCTACCTCGACCGACTATTGACGCAAAAGTCCAGCGCCATCCGGCAGTATGCATGGCCGACCGCGGTGGTGCAGCCCGGGCCGTTCAGCGTGAACCAGGACAGTGGCCAGTGGACGCGGGAGATCGAGCTGGACGCGGGCGGCACGGTGCAGCTGCTGCCGGGCGAGGCGCTGAGCTTTTTGCAGTGGCCAGGGTCAGGCCCGGACATCGACGCGCAGATCCGACTTGTGATGGGCATGTTGCAGACGGTGGGCATCAGCGACCCGGCCATGGGGGTCGGCGAGGGCCAGTCCGGCTACGCGATCAGCCAGCTCATCCAGGCGACGCGCATGAAGTTCGGGCCGATCCAGCGGCACTGCGAGGCCGCGTTCGAGGAGCTGATCCAGCTGCTGCTGGACATTGTGGAGAACCTGATGCCCTGGCCGTTATATGCGTACCCCGACGGGGACACATCGTTGCTGCGGCTGGGGCCGCAGGACATCCGCGGCCAGCGGCAGGTGCGGGTGAAGCTCACGCCGACGCTGCCCACCGACCGCTATGCGAACAGCAGCCGCGTGATCGCAGAGTATCGGTCGGGCCTGCTGAGCGAGCGCGAGGCGATGGATCAGCTGGGCGTCGAAGACCCGCAGGCGATGCAGCTGGAGCGAACCTGGGACGAGCTGAAACATCGGCCGCCGTTCCAGCAGGCCATCGAGGAGATGGCGCTGCAGGCGTTTGGCATCGAGATGCAGAAACAGCAGAAGCAGCAGGGACAAGGGGCAATGACCGACGAGAACGCGTTGCAGCAACTGGTGCAATATGCCCAGCAGAACCCGGCGCTGGCGCAGGCGCTCATGGTGCAGGCGCTGCACAGCGGGCAACAGCCGGGGGCAGGAATGCCGGGCATAACCGCGCCAACGCCAGGCGCGGGCATTCAGGCTGCGCCTGGGATGCCGGCCATCCCGACTCCACCAGCGCCGTCGCGTGGAGGCCTGGGCATCCTCGGGGATATGGGGGGAGCGGGACTCTACCCCAGGCCGCAGGGCGTGGGGACAGGACGGGCGCCAGGGGTGAAACAGCAGGGCGTGGAGGAGGGCATCGAGCGATGAGCAGCACCACGAGGCTACGCCCCAACCCGCTCACTGGGGCGGTCGAGTACAGCGCGAGACGTCTCGTGGAGATCGCCGAGGAACTGAGCAGGCCGATGGAGCCCTTAGGATCGAGGCGCATCGGGCCGCAGAAACAGCTCGAACGCTACGAGCAGATGCGGGACGACCCGGCCGCGTGGGGGCGACTGTTGCAGGACCGTGGCGCGGTAGAGACGCTGGCGTATGTGCAGGAGATGGAGAAGCTGCGCGTCGGCCGCGACGCGCAGGGTCTCGCCGAGCAGTAGCGGCGAGGGTGCAGACGAAAGTTGAGAGGAGCGTGGCAGCGATGATGACCAGGGAACAGGTGAGAGCGGCGATGCGCCGTGTACACCAGTCGTGGGAGGAGGAGCGCCGCGAACAGGAGCGCGAGCGGTGGGTGCGCGAGCGAGGATGGCCTCGCGCTGCCGAATCAGGCCGGAGTGTCGCCGTGGGCGAGATCCCGCGGGAGGAGAGCAGAGATGCTGACGCCTAGGAGCTACAGCACAGCACTCGACCCGTACCTGCTGGCAGCGCTCCTGGGCCAGACGCCGGCCAACCCGACACTGCCGCCACTGGGGTGGGCGACGGGCGCGGCGCCGACCCAGGTGCCCGTGGCGCCACAGGGTGGGGGCACCGATGAGGGCGGCGGTCCGCTCGTGCCGGGCCAGCCGATCACTGAGGCGGTAACGCTGCCAACGGACTCGCTGGGCGTGCTCTCTCCAGAGCTGTGGAACGCGCTCAGCCCAGAGGAACAGTACTGGGTAACGCGCTACGGCTGGCCGTTACCGGCGCCCGAGGCGGGGCAGTCCATGACCGAGGAGGACGCGGCGACCGCGCGGGCTGCCGAGCAAGCCAAGCTGCGTCAGTTACAGCTACAGAATGAGGTTTGGGACAGCCCCCGCACGACAGCCAAGACGCTCGATCAAAACCTGGTCGGCCAGGCGTTGAACAACGCGATCATGCTCAACGCGGGGCTCGACCCGCGTATCGTATATGGTTACGACCCCGAGGCCGCCAGGCAGCAACAGGCGTTCGAGAACAGTATGGCGCGGGGCGACCTGAGCGCGCGCTGGGCATCCATCGCCCAGGCGCTGGCGCAGGCAGCGACCAACGCAGAACTGGAGACATGGCAGACACAGGCGCAGTGGGGCCTGCCCAATGTCGGCGACGTCTATGCGCTGCAACAGCCGGGTGGCTTTATCGAGACCGCACTGGCGAGAAGTGGTATGGGGTATACGCCTACGCCCGCACGCGACGTACCGACACCGAACCTGTGGGCGAATTTGGCGAGGGCACAACAGACGCTGGGAGGTAGATAATGGCCGTTCTGGGTAGCTATGGGTCATATGCCCTGGAGCTGCAAGCAGCGATGGATGCCCTGCAGAACCAGTACAACTATGCGGCGCTGGCGCAGGCACAGGACCAGTTCCTCAAACAATTGGCGTGGACAAAGGCGGTCAACGCTGCTGATGCGGCCTTGCAGCAGCAACAGCTGCTTGGCTATGTGCAGACCAGCCCATACCTCAAGGCGAAGAACGCCAACGTGCTGACCTATGGCACCGAGCCGTGGGCAAGAACGCTGGAGCGTGAGCAAGCCGAGTGGAACGCGGGCCTGAACTATGCGAACCTGCTGGCGGGCTTGAGTGGCCCACAGGATTGGATCAAGTACATCAACGTTGTGCGTGGGCTGGGCAGCAACTACAGCTATCCGGCCTACATGCAGGCCGTGGCGGCGCAGGCGGGCCTGCCGAGTTTCCAGGCGTATGTCGGGGATAGCCCCAGTTACGAAGACCTGTGGAACAATGCGGCGGCAGCGAATAGCGCAGCCACGCCGCCGGCAGCCAACACGACGAGCCCTGCGACCGGCAACAGCGGCGGCAGCACGACCGGCGGCACGACTGGCAGCACGACCAACGCGGCCGCAGCGGCGTTGGCCGATTGGCAGCCACCCAAAGGCCACCAGGTGAGCATGCGCACGCTGAATAGCCTACTGCCGACCGAGCTGGCGATGTTGCAGGGCAACGTGGCGGCAGCAGGGTACAACTGGGACGACTATGTGAAGCAGGCCCAAGCCGCGGCGCCGGCTGCGTTCAACATGGCCAACACCCTGTGGGCACGCTGAAATGGAGGATACGCTGGGCATGCCAACGCCGGGCGAAGCCGAGGATGATGCCGTGCAGCTGCGCGTATGGTTGCCCGGTCAGGCCAGTGACCGCCGCTATCGACGGGCGATCATCCTGCCCGACGAATTGGAGTTCGAGCCGATCGAGAAGGCCGAGTTCACCACGCGCATGGTGATGGCCGCCGTGAGACTCGATGCCGACCACACCGCCTATGTGCTGATCCCGCGTGAGGCGGCAGAGACAGAATAACGTCCCCAGGAGGAGAGCGCGTGGCAGCACCGAGAGATGCCGGCAACGTCTATCCATGGTGGCAATACGAGAGCCCGGCCGAGGAGGAGGAGCGCCGTAGGCACGGCGAGGCGTTGCGGTCGGCTCCTGAGGGGCAACAGCCGGCGCTAACACCCCGATCACCCCGAGCAACGCCGCTGCCGATCGCGACGCCGCCGACCGTGGGTGGCCTGGCGACAGGGTGGGCAGTGCCCAAAGTCACGCCGCCGCCCATCGCGCCCAGGCCCATGCCCGCGATCGCGCCGGCGACGACCCCGCCCATCGGCGGCACGGGGGCAAGGCCACAGGACGAAGGGATGTCCTTGCCGGTAGGCATACCGGGCCAGCCAGCGACAACACCGGTGATCGTACCCGTACGACAAACCCCCACGGCCACGCGCGCATCCCCAGCCGGCGCAACGGGAGGCCCAAGGCTGGCGACGACCTGGGCCTCTCCCCTCACGGGCGTTGTCCCTACGCCAAGGCCGGCGCCCGTCCCTGGCCCAGTGGCGCCCACCGTACCCGCGCCAGGCGCGATACGTGCGCCTGGCCAGTACACTCGGCCTATCCCCACGGTGCCCATTGGGCGGCAACCCGCCTATCCCCCGCTGGGATACAGCCAGGGCGTATCGAGCTTTGCGGGCCAGCCGCCCCGTGAGCAGGCCGAGGCCAGGAAGACGCTGGCGCAGCTGGCCGAGGAGGCGCTATATGGCGCCCCAGGTCAACAGGGACTCATCCCGACCATCGAGCAATGGCGCACGGGGCCATTGCGTGACGTTGTGGACTGGTCACGGCGCAACGTCGCCCAGCCGTTGGCGGGCGCGGCGTTCGAGGCGCTGTTGAGCGGGAACCGACCGTTGGGCGGATTCCTGCCCATTACGGCGGATCAGGCAGTGCGCGCAGCCATTCCAGAAGAGGAACAGGCGCGTCTGGCGGCCGAGGGCATCCTGCCCACGAAAGAACAGCAGGAGGCGGACCTTCTGGCGCGCGCGGGGGGCGTGGAGCCCGGTGTGTCGCTCACGCAAGACTGGCAGCGCTGGAAGAACATCGAGGCGACGGCACCGCTCTGGTGGCGTATACCGGTCGAGATCGCCGCCGACCCGGCAAACTGGCTGGGTTGGGTTGGCAGACCGCTGGCCAGAGCGGGCAGCGCGGCGCAGGCAGCGAGCGATGCACCGAGGCTGGCGTCTGGGCTGAGCAGAACGAGCGACGCCATACGCGGGTTGGCCACCACGCAGAACGTGGGACGCGCGATGAGCGCAGTCGACACGGCGCAGAACATTGGCACATGGGCGTCGGCGACGAAAGAGGAACTGCCGGCCATGATCGCCTTTGCTGCCGCGGTGCGTTATGGCTCCGCGCTGGGGCGAGAAGGGAACAACCTGCTGCGGTGGTACAAGGGCACCGATGCTCCGCTGGGCGACCGGTTGGCTGTGGGACTACAGTCCGAGTGGGAACTGGGATTCCGGCAGAGGGGCGAGAAACCGCCCGAAACACTGTCAGTACGTACAGCGGACGGAGAAATGGCCGACGTAGCGCCGTCGGAGGTGTTTTACAACGCTGGCCACGAGCTGGCGCGGTGGCTGGAAAACGGCTATGTGCCCAAAGAAGGGACATGGGCCGAGGGCGCGCTCAGGCGCGCTCAGTCGCCCGAGGAACAGATGCGGCTGGCCAGACAGATGTGGCAGCAGGAAATGGCCGGTCAGGTGCAGGGCATCCCCTATGAGCAGACACGGACCGGCGGGGCAGCCTATCGAGGCCCATTGACGGACGAGGAAATCGGGCAGTACCTGCGGACAGGGCCGGTGATCGACGCCAACGCCTATCGTCAGGCGAGGGCCGCACAGCAGGCAGAGGCGATGCGTCGCGGTTGGGCGCCAATGGCCGAGCAGGCCCCGTCGGCGGCGCCCGACATGACGCGCCTCCAGCGATGGTATGAGGATACCATGACGCGGCAGGGCGCGCTCACGAATGAGCAGCAACAGAGCGCGATGGCCTATGCGGGCGGCCAGAGCGTTGCGGCGCCATGGGAGCAGTGGCCCGACATTGCCCCAGTCAGTTCAAAGTTCGATGAACCACAGGCTCGGCAGTGGTTGCAGAACACGCTCGACGATCAGGGCGAGCTGACGCCACGGCAAGCCGAGGCGCTCTACGAGTACCAATATCGTGGCGGCCAGGCCCCCTGGGAGATGGAACGGCTGGCGCCGAGGTCACAGGTGCCAGAGACGCCGCGCATGGCGACCAGCTGGGCAGCCGGTGCCCCCCAGGGGCAGGCAGAAGCCCAGGCAGCGCCGACAGGGGAGCGCGTCGCGCCCGCACAGGCGGCCGAAGAACCGGTTGCGAGCGGGGGCCGGGGCACCCAGCGACAGGCCGTTGGTGGGGGCGAGGCCGCCGAACGCCAAGTCTCTGATGCCACCAGGAGGAGCCCGACTCAGCTGGACGAGGCGTGGCAGCCCGTGCCGCAAGAGGAAGCCCAACGCGTCTATGAGCGTCTCGGGGCCGCAGACCCTACGGGCCAGTACGCGGGCACAACCCGCGATCTCGAACGCATCCGAGACGCCATGGTCGAGCACCCCGACCGCGATCGAATGCTGGACATTCTGCTGAACGGCGAGGGCTTGGGTCGGCGCGCCTACCTGGCAGAGCAGGGATGGGGTAGGACCGGCGAAGTCTCGCGGGCCACGCGCGCGCAAATCGACGCAGCAGTGAAAGCACATGGCGGCGAGGATGCGTTCCAGGCGTGGGCGCGCGACGTAGCCAACGTGTTTGCGCCGCCGATGCTCAACCTGCGCGGCCAGTTGGCACCATACACGTTGGACAACGTAGCCGAGGCAATGGCGCTCCATCGGCGCAGCCAACCGATCACGAGAACCTCTGGCCCGGGGCAAGCGGGGGCACAGCAGGCCCGCGAGGCCAGCCCCGCGGAGAAGGAGCAGATCAGGGCTGCCCTCGCGGCCTATGAGCAGGCGCTACGTCCATTCAGCACGCAGCGCGCGCGCCATGGCGGGACGCGAGCCAACGTCGTCGCTGACACCGCCAGCCGACTCAGCAACGCCCTGCGTGCGCTGGGGGAATACCAGAAGGGCGGTCGAGGCCAACGCTCAGCACAGCGCATGGCGCAGGCATTGCGCCGCAACGGCTTTGCCGGCTTTGAGCGGAGCGACGCGGTGGAGAGGGCACTCGTTGCTGCCGAAGCTCTGGGCGATATGCCAGCGGCGCTGTTCGAGGCCCAGCCCCAGCACACTGTGAGCACCGCAGGCCCCAGCGGGGCAGCGACCACAGCTGTCTCTGGAGAGAACGCCAGTGCAGCAGCACGTCAGGCGTTGCCAGAACGCGGCCTGCCGACAGCGACCTACGGTCCCGCCCCTGCGACGGGCGGCAGGGCGGACATCGAGCGCAGCAGCGCCCCTGGCGGGCGCGAGAGTGCTGAGAACATCCCTGAGCAGGGCGTCAGCGAGATGGCCAATGAGATGGCCAGAGAGATGGCCGGTGGGGTGGCCAGTGAGACGGCTCAGACCACCGCGTCGGATAGCGCGGCGCTGGGACAATTCGACTACGGCCTGCTGCTGCCAGCGATCGCCAAGAAGGGGCAGGAGGTGGAGTGGCTCCGGATACTATCCAAGATGGCGGACAAGCCGGAGTGGAAGGAGCGCTATGTGGCATATCGGGCGCTGCTCTATCCACTGGAGCAGAAGCAAATAGATCAGGGGGCGCCATTCCACCAAAATCAGTTCGAGCTGCCAGCGGAAAGCTGGACCAAGGAAACACAGATATGGCGTATTCCAGAGGGCTTTCACGCCGATAGCAAGGTCATTGACTATCCTGGCGAACTGTATATGGCCGTGCGCGCCGCTGCGGATGGGCCCATGCCCGAAAGGGGTATCGACGAATGGCGCGGCGGAATGACGCCTATTGCCAGGGACTATGCCCTCACTGGCCGATTGCCTGATTGGTACACCAAACTCAACAGGGGGGAAAAGCTGCGCCTGGCGCAGGCATTGTCCTGGGCGGAAACCATAGCCCCCGATGATCCGCAGGCCTGGGAAACGAGCCTGGAGCTACAGGCCAACGAAGGCATGTGGCAAAGGGCGCACTCACACCCCGACTGGTGGCTGTTAGGCACGGCAGAACGGCTCAAGGAAGACCTGGCAGATGCTACGCGGCGTCGCATCCTCTCATCCAATCCCGGGGAGGCATCGTCCGAGCCATACTCTCATATCGAAAAGGCCCTCAGTCTCCTGTACCCAGAACAACAGCTACAGGTGATCATGTACCTGGAGGACGGGATCCCGCCGCTCCTGGAGGGCGTTGACGAGACCCTCGACCCGCCAGAAACCAAAGAACGCGCCAAGCCCAACTCATTCGACCTGCTGGAGGCACTGGACTCGCTCGATAGGTGGCAGCAGGTGCTGTGGCCAGCTGGCGGCAAACAGAAAAAGTGGGCAGAATCGTTTCTACGCGACGACCTCAGGGAACAGCTGCGCCACGTCCCATGGCTTGCCGGCGACGTAGCTCACGCGACCGGCAATCCAGACTTTTGGCGACGGGCCGCCTATGCGTTGTCGGACGACAAGAAGCCAGCAGATTTGTGGCGCGAAATGTTGCCCGAGCGGATCAAGAACGCCATGGAGTCGAGAGACGGAGCGTCACTGGTAATAAGCAGGCCAGACGGCCCACAGCCGAGAGATTCCTCTGACTGGGCGCGCCAGCTACGGGCGATGTTTATTGACGAGTTGTGGCAGATGGCCGAGCCAGAAAAACACCTGGATAAGTGGCTGGCCAACGTAGACTCCCCCGAACTGTTCCAACAACTACTGGTGAGGGTTGGTGTACACGGCGATCAACACGACCCCAGCGCCCCCCTCGTGCTCCCCGTGACCCCACTGAGGGCGCACCAACTGCGATCGACCATCCTCAGGAAATGGTCGTCTGTAGCGAGCGAGCAGGATAAAGAGGACTTACTGCTCAGGCTGTTCGGTATGCCCCTGAGTGATGATCCGAATTATGTCGTCGCGCTCGGTGATTATCTTTCTGTAACAGAGGACGTCGTCGAGAAGGCAGACGCGGTGCGCGCGCAAGACCAGGAACGGCTGGCCCAATATGCCGCACCTACTGAGCAGCGACGAGAGGCCCCGCTGGGCGTGCACGCGGACGCTGCAGCAGGATATGTCGAGGGCTATGAGACGGTAGACGCAAGGCAGCGCTACGCGGGCAACATGGACGAGATCATCATGCGTGAGCTGCTGCAAAACATGGTGGATGCGGTCCGTGGGCCAGGCGGCGGCGATGTCAGCCTGGAAGTGTGGAACGATGAGCGCATGTTCCTGGCCAAAGACCACGGCACGGGCATGACGCCAGAGCAGGTCGTGAACGAATATGTGCGGATCGGGGCGACGCTCAAGCCCGAGGACGCCAGCGGCGGAAAAGGCAGCGCCAAGATCGCCCTGTTGGGGAATGCCGATGTTCTCTTTATGCGTACCATGGCCCGTGACCCCAGAACGGGCAAGTGGATGGACACCATCGTGTGGGGCACGGGGGATGCATACCTCAACAAGAATGTCGGCCTGATGCGGGCCAGTTATCCCGCAGGGGAGATGCCCCAGGAGATATTGGCGCAGATCCCCAGGGTGATGGCCAATGATTCTTTTTGGAGAGCAGAGTCGGGGGAATGGCGTAGCGGCACCATGCAGGCCGAGATTGCCCGGTATGACGTGCCGTGGGGAGACCGAGACAAAGAGTGGGACTGGCTGGCAGACTTTCAGGATACACAGCAGCTGCCCAACATTCAGGTGCAGCTTGCACTGAACGGAATGCCCGTGCGGGCGGATAGGCCCAACAGGACCAAATGGGAGAAACTGGAGGCGATCGACGAGGGTCCGGTACAGATGATCGTGTACCAAAGCCCCGCCACGAAAGAAACCTACATGATTCCCGTTACGGTGCTCAACCACGGCCTGCCTCAATACCAGACGGTGTTGTACCTGAATGACAAGATGGAAGCACCCAACAAGCTGGTAGTGGACGTGATCAGCCACACCAGTGCGCAAGACCGCGAGGACCCGTGGACCGCCGACCGCCGCGGACTCACGCCACGCTACGACTCGGCATGGCGAGAGTACATGAAGACCAAGCTGAAAGAGTCCTACGAGCAGAGGGAACGCAGACGCCTGCAGGCGCTGCTCTATGACGACGCGCCAGAGATCATCCCCAGCGAGGGTGGAGAACGCGTCTTGCGGTTGGTCAGTGAGAAAGACATCCCGCTACCAGAACTGGAGGAGATCGCCGGACGGCGCTACACCCAGGCGCTCGCCAGGGCCGCCGAGCGCGCCCATAATCAGCTGAGACAGCTACTGGCCGGGCGCAGCCCGGGGTGGCTGTTGTCTACAACAGACTCGCAAATGTGGGGGCTGGGCATCAGCGACCGGTGGATTGGCATCAACATCAGAACAGACGCCCTTGGTGGCGGGCCAAATCGGATATTGACGAATCCTTGGATCTATGCGAGCGGCGGATGGAAAGAAGTTATGGCTACTATTGGGCGTGCTCGCGACGCGATCAGCCCAGAAGAGCAGGCGGCGACGCGCCAGGAGTTTGCCGAAACGCTGGCGGCGCACCTGGTCGACAGCATCTACCATGAGCTTTGCCACAACCGTCAGTGGAACCACGGCTCGGAGTTTGCCAGTATAGTAGGCCGCCTGCAAAGCACCCTCGGCGCTCGCAACCAACTGGCGCTGACAATGGAGATTGCCGATGAGCTGGCGAGAGGCTTTGCTGATACCAGCGACATCGACCAGTATGTACTTGATACAGAGCGAATCGTTCATGAAGTGGAGAAGGCCGGGTCAGGGATAGGAGCATATGGCAGTGGAGAAAGAACAACAGGAGTTCCGGAAGTGGATTCTGGGGATGATGGCGATCGCGGCGTACCAGCGGGAGCCGATCGCCTTCCTGGGCTACCTCCATCTACTGGCTCAGCGCCAGGAATACAACCTGGCGCAGGCGAAACAGGCGTATCTGGACTTTATGAGCCAGGAGCTAACCCCGGAATACGCGAAACGGGCGCCCCAGTGGCCAGAGGTACGGGCGTACCTGCTCCAGGAGAAGGCCGTGACCGATTGGAAGGAGCAGAGCAACGCCGAGAGCTAGTTGGTGATGAAACCTGGAGCTATGGCCCTGAGGCGAACCAGCGACTAGAACACCGCCTGAAAGTGGTGGAGCTGGACGACCTGGTGGTGAGCCATGACCTGCGAGGGCAAGAGAACCCCGCCTATCCACAGGACCTGCAACCGCGCGACCGTTCGCGCACGGGCAGCACTGAGTGGGTACAGGGCACGGCGCCGCGGCTGGATCCAGACCGGTTGTTGTTCGACGGGCACCGGCTCGACGACGGGCCGCCGATTGTGAACGCGCAAAACCAGGTCGAGAGCGGCAACGGTCGAGTGCTGGTGGTGAAGCTGGCCCAGCGGGACTATCCGCAGCGATACGATGCCTATCGCGAAACGCTCATGGACTATGCCGAGCAGTATGGTCTGGACCGCGCCGCGATCGCCAACATGAGCACGCCCGTGCTCGTGCGGGAACGGCTGACGCCATTGGCCGATATTCAGGCCTATGTCGACGCGGCAAACAAGCCCCAGATCCAACAGCGTTCAGAGGCGGAGCAGGCGCGGGCAGACGCCCGGTTGATCAGCCAGGATATGCTGGAGGACCTGCAGGTCAGCGGCGAGACAGACATCCGCCAGGCGCTCAGGCAAGATCAGAACCAGCAGGTCGTCTATGACTTTATCCAGGCGTTGGCGCCAGAGGAGCGCAACGCCATGGTGACGGCCAGTGGTGATTTGAGCCCCGACGGGTACCGCCGCTTTATCAATGCGCTGTTCACGCGCACGTACCGTGGTAAGCCGGGTGGAGCGCTGGCGCAGCTGCTGCTGGAGAGTCAGGACGCGGGCGTGCAGCAGATCGAGAAGGCTTTGCTGGGTAGCCTGGGCCCGATGGCCAAGGCCGAGGGCCTCATGCAGGAGGGCGCGCGCGACGCCACCCTATCGCTGGCGGCCAATCTGAGTCGGACGCTGCGGCACTTGCAGGAGCTGCGCAAGACCGGCGTGAGCGTCGACGACTATCTGAACACGCGGGCGACGTTCGTAGGCGAGCTGAACGCGTTTGACCGCTGGCTACTCGACCTGGAGAGCCGCATGCTGGTCAGCCCGACACGGTTGCGCGACGTGCTCGTGCGCTATGCTGAGCTGGTGCAAGCCAGCCCCGATCCGCGGCAACAAGGGCTGTTTGGCGCAGTGGAGATACCAGCGAAGGAGCAGCTGCTCGAACGGGCCATCACCGAGGTGGCCAACGAGCGTGAGGAGAACCCGGGCGATTGGTTGCACGGCGAGATCCCGGCAGACGAGGGCGTGCTGAAACAACTTGGGCAGGAGGATGCCAACAGGCCCGACCCGTACCCCATCGACAGGGGCCAGTGGGCGCACAATAAGAACTGGAACGCGCACGTGACCCTGGCTGAGAACCGCCTGGCGTTTGGCTCGCTGGGCAAGCGCGGGGAGCGCCAGGTGTTCGACCCACAGGCCGAAGTATCGCTGGACGAGTGGCAGATGGCAGGGGATATCTATGAGAAGGAGCGCCTGCTGCGGGCCATCCTGCCGGGCCATATGCGGCCCAAGGCGCAGGTGCTGGCTGAGCTGGCCGAGCAGATCGCGCCGCAGTTGTACACGGACAACGCTATCCCCGGCGCGGGCGCGGTGCAGATCAAAGCGGTGTTGCCCGAGCAGAACCTGGTGGCTATGGTCGAGGGCGATCGCATCGTGATTGGGCACACGGTCAAGCGCAAAGGCCGGCGTATCATGCGCCCCGACGTGAGCCTAACGATCAGACAATGGAAGGAGCTATCGGGTGCACAGGCCAGGCAGGAGTACGTCCGGGAACAGATACCCGCCGCATTCCGCGGCAAGGCCCAGGCGTACGAACAGGTGGGCGCAATGCTGCTGGAGAAACTGGAGCAGCCGGAAGTGCGCAAGGCAGCTACGATCGAAGGGCTGCGCCCCGTGGGAGAGAGGATTGCCTGGAGAGTAGACACGGGCACGCGCCTGCCCGCCGGCGCGACGGCCGCCGACGTGGTGCAGTGGGAGCAAACCGAGCGCCATGCGGACCTGAACATCGACGAACGCATCCTGAAGCCGTTGCGTGACAGGCCGGCCACGGACATCGTTTGGGTGACGTTTGCGCGCGAGAATGCGCTGCGCTATGCCCAGCCGGGCGGCGGTGAGCGCGAGCCACAGCAGTGGCCGTTGGCGAAGGACGCCAGGCTACTGGCCAGTGACGGGCAGGGCGGTTATTTGGTGGTGCACGACAGCAGTGCGGCCGCGCCCGAGCCAAAGCCGAGTGAGCGCCTCAGCGCGGCGCAAAAACAGGCCCTGGCCAATGCCGGCTATGACGACGAGCTGTTGACGATGCTCACCGAGGACGAGCTGCAGACGGTGCTTCGCGCCGTGGAGACCGACAGCGAGTATCCGCTGCACTTGGACCCGAGCATGTTGCGATCGCGGGCCGGTAAGGGCACCGCGCCAGAAGCAACAGCACCGGCCGCGGCGGTTCCTCCAGAGGCGACGCCAGAGGCCCTGAAAGAGGCGCGGCAGTTCTACTATCCCCGGGACAAGTTCGGAGGCAAGGGCAAGCGCAGCATCGGCAAGACCGTGCACTATCAGGGCATGGCGATCACGGTCAACCGCGCCATGCTCGATCGCCTTGCGCAGGACGGCTACACCGATCGCCAGATCGAGAGTATGCACCCTGAGGACGTGGTGAACATCTACACCAACGCCATCAGCCCAGAGCGCAGCGCCGAGCTGGCCCGCTATGGTCGCGGCAAGCTGGGAGTGGTACGGGCCGACAACATACCCATCAACGATGATCAGCGCCTCCAGGAGGCCGTGGCGTCTGAGGAGGAGGAGAGGCGGGAGCCACCCTATGACGGGTGGACACGCTTTCGTATGAACATGACCGACCGTCTGGCGCCGCTCGATTGGTTGGCCAAAGAGGTGGGCAGCGACGTGTACACGCTGGCGCGCCTGGTGCCGGGCATGGCCATGCGTGGCGAGAGCATTGTCGAGCAGTACGTGCTGCCCGTAATCCGCGACCTGAGCCCCGAGGAACTCCAAGACCTCGAAGTCTACATGACCGGTTGGCGCATGGTAGACCTGGTGAAAATCAACCCGAACGTTGCGCTGGCCGGCGGCGTGAAAGACCCGAGGCGAGCGCTGGCGCAGATGATACACCGCATCGGGGGAGAGCAAGGCTCGCTGCATCCGCAAATGGTCAAAATCTCGCGGGCGGCAGATCAGCTGTGGGAGATCAACCGCGATGTGTTGCTGACCCGCGCGCGCGATGGTGGGCGAATCAGCTACCAGGCCTGGCAAGTGCTCATGGAGAAGCATCCGCACTATTTGCCCTTCTATCGCGAAGGAATGCCCAACGAGTTGGACGTGTTGGCGAACTTCACCAGCGCGCAGGTGGCGAACCTGGACGAGAACTTTATCCGCTACCTCTCGGAGATGGGCAGCGAGAAGCCAGTAAAGAGCCCGCTCGCGCGTTGGATGACCATGATCGTCAAGAACGAGGTCGATATTGCGCGCAACACCACGGCCAGGGAGATGATCGCCGCCCTGGAGAAATGGCAGGAAAGCCTGGGCGAGCAGATCGTCTTTCGGGGCGATAAGCCGATGCCGGATAGCGATCGGGTGGAGTGGTGGGAGAACGGCGAGCGACAGGTAGCCTGGGTGCCCACCCTCTACGCGCGTGTGGCCAAGGCGTTGGACAAGGAGCCCGCGAACGTGTTGAGCCGCGCCTTCCTTTTGCCGGCGCAGCTGTTGCGTCTGGGCACGACGCAGTTGAACCTGCCCTTCACGGTGGTGAACACGATGCGCGACCTCATGACCGCGTGGTACAACGAGGGGCTGCATCCGTTCGGCGAGGCCTACTGGCAGGGGTGGGTGGCAGCGCTGACGCACAACGAGACCTGGCGGGAGGTGGCGAATGCGGGGGCTCTGGGCGCGGGCATCGGCGACACCTTCCGCAGTCTGCACGACATCGACCAACGCAACCGGCAGTTGACGCTGGGCGTGAGCGTGCGCAATTGGCAAGAAGCAGGGCAGGCGGGAGCCAAGCTGATGGCGCTTGCCCGACGGATAGCCGGCGAGAGCGAGCAGATCGTCGCGGCGCGGCGGGCGGGCGACGCGGACGGGGCCAGGAGGATGACGCGGCGTCTGCGCGACGACTTGGGGTTGATGGCCGGCGTGGGGCCGCACCTGATCATGAGCCTGAACGAGGTAGCCGAGACGGCCACACGCGTGGCCGGTTACCAACACCTCAAGAATGTGCGCAAACTGGAGGGCCCCGAGCTGGCGGTGCGGGCGCGAGAGATTACGATCGATTTTGCCAAGGCGGGCACGTGGATGCAGTTGCTCAACCGCGTGATCCCGTTCACCAACGCGCAAGAGCAGGCTGCGATCAAGACGGCGCAGGTGCTCAAGCGCGACCCGGCGCGGGCCCTGTTGGCCAGCATCCCCTTTGTCGCAGCGAGTGCGCTGGCCTTTCTGTGGAACAAGCGCTACGGCAGCAGCAAGGAGATACCGGACTATGAGTACCTAAGCAACTGGGTGATCATGATCGACGAGGTGCCGTTGCCACCCGATCCGGAGTATCCCGATGAGCCGCTCCAATGGGCGCCGGTCTACCTGCGCATCCCCAAAGGGCCCATCGGCAGCGCCTTCACGGCCATGCCCGAGGCGCTCATGCGCCTTGCCTGGCAGCAGAACGACCGGACCGTGGCAGAGACCGTGGCCCGCGCGGTGTTGGCCATGGTTGAGGCGGTCTCACCGGTGGAGATCAATGCGACGATGGCGAACCCCATGCCGATATTAGGCTCGACAGCAGAAGTGCTCGCCAATCGCAACCTGTTTACGGGCCAGGAGATCGTGCCGAGCAGCGAGCAGGAAAACCTGCCCCGCGAGCTACAGTATGGCCGCGAGACGAGCGTGGTCGCCGTGGGCATCGTAACGGCATTCGACAAGGCGGTGCAATCGCTGGGGTGGCAGGGCGTGAGCCCGCGCCAACTCGACTATCTAATCCGCGCCAACACGGGCGGCGCGGGCGAACAACTGCTCTGGCTCATGGACATCGTTGCTGGCGCACTGGGCTATCAGCCGGAACCGCCAGGCTCGGCCTATGAGCGGGAGAGACTGCCCATCGAGCAGCTGACTACCAACCCGTTCACCAAGCGCTTTGTGGGCATGAGGGGAAACGAGAGCGAGCGCATCGCTTGGGAGGACGCCCACAAGATCGAACAGTCGATCCAACGCCAGTATATGCAGAACCCCGAGGTGAAACGCCTGAAGATCGGCGCGTCACTGCCCGGGGAGAGCATCAGCATCGACGGGAGCAATCGCAAGCTATCGCCCAGCCAACGCGCCTGGCTCATGCAACGCACGGCGGAGCTGACGATCCCCGCCACTGACGCCCTGACGGCGAGCGAGACCTACGCCAAGCTGGACGATCGAGAGAAAGAAAAGGCGCTGCGCGCGTTGCGCAGTAAACTGAGCAGCTATGCGCGTGAAGAGATGGCCGCCCAGCTCACCGGCGACGACCTCGGCGATCGGTGGCAGGCGGAGGAGATGGACGAGCTCGTGCAGGGGTGGGAGGAGTACCAGGTGTATCGCCAGATGCCGACGAGCGCCATACGACTCTCGGCCAACGAACAAGCGGCGGTGGCCGAGGCGCAAGCGGCCTACGATCGCATCGAGCGCGAGCATCCCGGGTGGACGGCCGCGCAAGTCTGGCTGGAGTACTTGCAGCAGGGCGGCGATGCCGAGGCGATGGGATTGCTACGGGCGCAGCAGAAGGCGCGCAATCCTCAACGGAACGAGTATTTGCGCGAGCACCCGCTGGTGCAAAAGTACGGGTGGACACAATGACCCAACCAGATTGGAGCATGAGGGCCCCGTGCGACGCCAAAGAAGTCATGGAGACGGTGACGCTCAGCCGCGAGCAGCTTATCCAACTGCGCCGCCTGGCCATTGGGTACGTGCGGATGATTGACGAGGCTCTGGGACTGCCCCAGACCATCCCCGACAAAGAGACTCGCCGGCGGGAGCGCCAAGGGAGATAGCACTATAGCACTGTACAACAGGGCAATCGCTTGCTATAATAGCTGACAGAAATGACAGCTATCAACTGACACCCCCGGTGGTACCCGCGGTGCCGGACGGTCGAAAGGCCATTCGGCACCGCTTTTTTTGTGAGCAGGAGGACACGGCGAATGCCAGATGAAAACGTGACTTCCCAGACCACGCCGCAGGCAGTGGTACAGGAGAATGCGCCACAGGTAACGGGCGAAGTAGCGTCAGTGACCACGGGGCAGGGCACCCCAGAGACCACGGCGCAGAAACTAGCCAAAGGCTTTGCCCAGATGAGCGGCGCTATCTCTTCCAAGGCCGAGCCAGCGCAAACGGAGGCACAGGAGCAACCGGAGACCGCCACAGGCCAAGGGCAGACCGTCGAGGAGAGCCAGGCACCTAACCAGGTAAAGCCGGAGGCCGAAATGGCCAAGGGCAGTGAAAAAGGTAAGGGCGAGGCGCAGCTCTCTGAGGAGGAGAAGCGACGGCGGGCGGAGCAAAGCGCGGGAGACCGCGCCAGGCATCAGCAGGAATTGGAGGCTCAGCGGCAAAAGCAGCGCGCGGAGCTGGAGAAGCGGCGCAAGGACATGCTCGGCTTGGACGACGAGCTGCTCGGTCAAGAGGCCAGGCGGCAGCTAGAGGCACAAGCCCTGCAGGAACAGATCGTTGCGCAGATCCGGCCTCAGATCGAGCAGGAGGTGCATACCAACACGAGAGTGATCGTCGCCAGCGAGCTCATTGCTACGCTTGGCGATGAAGCCCTCCAGAACCAGGTGCTCGCCCGCTCGACGGAATGGCAAAGCCCCGCCGACTTTTACGCGGCCTACAATCGCGCCGTGGCCGACAAGGCCATCGAGGAGTTCAAACAACAGCAGCTGCCCAAGTTGCTCAACGAGGCGCGCGATGCGGGCAGGAACGAGGCGCATAGTGTAGACGAGGAGACTCCTCTGCCCCAGTTGGACGGTGGCACGACGCCCAGTCGGGCCTACCGCACAGCCGGGGAGCGTCTGCAAGCAGGACTCGACCAGATGCGCCGACGCCGCTAGGGAATCTGGGCAGCAGGTAGGACAGGAGGCGGTGATATGGCCGCCCGGGAGGTAGATCATGGCGTACACACTGAGCGAGCTGGCCGCAGCCAGTCCGAACTATTTTGTCAAAGGCGTGATGGATATGTTCGTCGAGGAGACGCAGTTGATGCGGCAGCTGCGTTTCGTCGGCGTAGAGGGCCTGAGTGCCAGTGTCGCCTACACGGACGACCGTGGCACGGCGGGCTTTTATGGCATTGGCGAGGAGATCGTCCCGACCGAAATCCATCCCAAGGCGTTGGCGCACAGCATCCTGGAGCTGGTAGGTGAGGTGGAGATCCCGCGCCTGGCCAAGAAGGGCTTTGCGCAGGCAGACCTGGTGGAGATGAACACTCGGAACGAGACGCGCCGCATGGGCGAGGTGTTCGAGTACGAGATGTTCTATGGCAGCGGCGTGGGGCAGAGCCTGAAGGGCCTGCATGCGCTGGCCAATGCCGGGTACATGCAGGAAATCCACCTGGCGGGCGCGAGTGCGACGCCAAAGGCCTGTACGCTGCTCGATCTGAACAGGGCCATCCAGATGATGCGCGGCAAGGCGCAGCTCATCGTGATGAGCGAGACCACGTTCCTCTACTTCAATGCGCTGTTGCAGCTCAAAGGAAGCTACCAGACCACGCGCGATGCGTTTGGCGTGCTGTGCACCGAGTACCAGGGCCTGCCCGTGATCCACCTGCCCGGCCTGTTGGAGACTGAACTGTGCGGGGCCAGCGACGGTCAGTACGACGCGGCTACGGGCGGCAGTTCCAGTTCGATCTGGGTACTGAACCTGCGCCCGAGCGATGGTTTGTTTGGCATCCAGAACGGCAGCATGGGCACCGAGTACTTTGACAAGACCGAGCGGAAGGTCGGCGAGAAGGTGCGCATGGTCTGGGACTGCGGCATCGCCGTGTATCCCAAGTGGTGCGGCGTGCGCATCGACAACGTGGACGTGGACGGCACCTGGTCGGTGGCCGGCGAGGACTAGCCTGGCGATTGGCCACAGATATGCCTTGGGGGCGAATAGCCCCAGGGGATAAGCAAAAGGAGCAAACAACATGGCGTATGTAGATACAGCCAAGCGCTCCATCCAGGAGAGCTGGGGGCGCTTTGAAGCCGAAGTGGCAGCGGCAGTCCAGAAGGGCGACCTGGTGGGCTATTCGTCCGGTTGGGTCCCCGCGGACGCAAACGGTGGTATCCCCGCGCTGGCGGTCGCCCTGCGCGATGCGGCCAGTGGGGAAAAGTACGTCCCGATGGCGCGTGGGGCCGTCATCGAAGGGCCTACGGGGGCTACGCCGGGCGCTTACGTGTACCTGAGCGATACGGTAGGGCGCAGCAGCGACACGGCCAGCACAACGAGCGAACAGAAGGTGGGCGTGGCGATCAGCGACACGCGCATCCAGTTGGAGCCCGACCTCTTCCTGCAAGCGATGGAGAAGCAGGTGGTCGGCCTCAACTTTGCCGCGGCGGATGTGGCGTCTGTGTTCTTCGTGGCGCCGTTCCGATGCCGCGTGACCAAGATCACTGAGGCGCACGCAACCGCTGCCGGTCAGGCGGGTACTTTGACCGTCGAACGTCTGCAGGGCACCGAGGCGCCGGGCGCCGGCGACGACCTGCTGGGGACGACCAAGATCGACCTGGCGGGCACGGCCAACACGGTGCAGACGCCCGCCCTCACGGGCACGGCGGGCAACCTGGTGCTGGAGATCGGCAACCGGCTGGCGCTCAAACTCGCGACTGGGTCGGCCGCCTCGCTGGCCAACGCTTGTCTGACGGTGGAGATGGAACGGGCATAAGCCCAGGGGATAACTGCGGGGGGCCTGGAGGCCCCCCGCTGACAAGAGAGCAGAAAGGCCAGCGTCATGATCACTCGGCGCGAGATACGCCAGCATGTCGGCTACGACTTGAACGAGCTGCAGGTGGGCGCCATCGCCAATGCGGGGGCGACCTGGGCGCAGATGTGGGAGTTGGCCGACACGACCCGGCAAGCCGAGGACTTTGCGGGGAGTTGGCTGTATCTCACTGACGGCCCGCTGGCTGGAAGCGAGGCGCGCATCCAGACGCTCAACCCCGCCAATGGGGTATTGACTCTGGCCAGTGCGGGGTGGAACCCAGAGGGCACCTATCCCGAGGCGGGCGACGGCTATGAGCTGCACATCCTGGTGCCGGCGAGTGCGCTCAACCGCATGATCCGCCGGGCCATTCAGCGACTTGGGCACAGTGTGCAGCACGAGATCGCCGTACCGAGCAGCGCCGCGCAGACCTATGACCTCAGCGACTATCCGGCCATCGTGCACCCGAGCCAAGTGCTGGGCGTGCGCTATCGACGGGGCGACACGCCGGAGCGCTACAACTACCGTCAGGCCAAGTGGCACCGCGTCGAGCGCGATGGCGACGCCCTCAAGCTCACCGTGCAGCCCTACTACGCCACGACCGGCGATACCCTGTTGCTGGAGTGTTGGGAGCCCTACGCCGACCTGGCCGCGGACGAGGACGAGACCGAGTGCCCGGCGGAGTGGATCGAGGCCGCCGTGCGCGTGCTCGTGTATGAGGAGTTGATCCGGCGCGGGCCAGCGGAGAGCGTGCAACAGTACGCCGCCCTGCTCGGCGAAGAACGACAGAAACTCATGGGTTGCGCCTACCGATACGGGGCAGGGGCACGCGTCAACCTCAGCCTGCCCAATCGGGGGGCGGACTGATGCCGCCCGGACAGGCCTATGACTTGATGCTTGACGGGCAGGGCTACCTGCTCGAACGGGGCAAGGACGGCAAGGGCGGGCCGAGCAAGCGTGCCTGGCGCGTGACCTCGCGCTATGCGAGCCTGGTGCAGCAAGACGCTCTGTCGCAGCGCTACAACCAGCAGCACCCGTTGGTCGAGGCGATGCAGGTTTGGGCAGACCTGGCCAGTGGCTATGGCGACGATGAACAGCTCATTCCAGGCCGCTACCGCTATACCGAGAACGTCGATTGTCGCTTTCGGGGGCAGATCATCCCCGGCCCCACGGTCACGACCATTGCCGTACCCACGGCCACAGACAAGGCCAGCTGTTGGGCAGAGATCAACGGCCGGCTGTTCTTCGCCGCCGGCCGCTACGTCTTTGAGATCGATACGGTCGATGGCGCGGCGACGCAGCGCCAAGACTTGGGCAGCGGCGCCGTCGCAGTGGCGATGGTCGCCTTCGGGGGACAACTCTATGTGAGCCTGGGCCTGACCACGCCATTCTGGGTGATGACGCCTGGGGCCACGCCTGCGGAGGATACTTGGGCAGCGGCGGGCAGTGGGATGGTGGCGACCTACTGGGCGGTGGTGCGCAATGTGCTGTGGGCGGCGAGAGGCACAGCGACGATTCAGGCGCTGTCGGAGGGGGCGAACCCCTTGACCCCGGACAGCTGGGGCGCGAGCTATCCCATCGGCGACAGCAAGATGGCAATCACGTCGCTCAGCGCCCAGGGGGATTACCTGTACGTGGGCAAGGAGAACGGCCTGCACGTAGTCGACGCCGACTATAAGGGCGTAGCGGTGACGCCCGAGCTGTCCACTGCGGTCGACCAGCATAATGGCAAGAATATGACCGCCTGGCACGGCAAGTGGTACGTGCCCTACGTGCGCGGCTTGCTGAGCTATTATGCGAGCGAGTCGGGGCACGTGATCGGCTCGGCCACGCCCTATGCGGCGGCAGGCATGGGCAACCCCGTGCGCGGGCGCGTGGTGGCCATGGTGGGTGACGACCAGTGGTTGTATGCGTTGTTGGCCGACCTAGAGGGGGATACCTGGCTGCTGGCGGGCAGAGAGGCCACAGGGGCAGAAAGCGAGTATGTGGGGGCCATGGTATGGCACACCCTGGCCATACTAAAGGAGGTCGAGGGGGCGTCGCTACACCTCACGGGTTTGTTTACCAACCCACGCCTGTACATCGGCTGGGAGAAGGCCGTGGGCTATGTGGTGTTGCCGAGGTATAGCGCCAACCCCTTGCAGGACAGCAACTACCGCTATGCCCTGGCTGGCAGCATCTACCTGCCGTCGTTTGATCTGTATGCGCCGGAGACGCTCAAGCTGTGGCGTGCGGTGGCCATCGAGGCGGACGAGCTGACGTTGTCGCGGTACGTGGACGTGTACTTTCGGCTGGATCGCAAGGGCAGTTGGGAGTATGTGGGGCGGGCGAACACGGCGCCCAAACACATCCTGGCCCTCCCCGCTTATGGGCAGGCCGGCCACAGCATCGAGCTGAGGCTGGACTTGACCATTCCGACGAACAGCTCGCCCATACGCATTCGACGGGTGCTCTTGTACGGCGCCGAGCGGCCTGAGGCCATCGAGCAGATCGCCTGCGTCATCCGCTGCGCCGACCGGCTGCCTACGCGATCGGGTGGCCTATGCCCGCGGAGCGCGGAGGAGATCCGCAGAACACTGCGCAAGCTGGGCAATGAGAGCCGGAGTGTGGTGCTGGTCGACCCCGTTGGCGTGCAACGCCGAGTCATTGTGCAGGCGGGCATAGCCGAGGAGGAGGCCGAGCAGGAAGGCGAGCAGCCACGCGAGATGCTGTTGACCGTGTACATGACACCCTTCGAGACCGACGAGACGCCCGCGGCCACGGGTAACCTGTTCATCGTGGGCAGCAGCGTGTTCGACGGGCCAGACGTGTTGATATAGGAGCGAACATCATGGCAGCGTTTACCCGGGCAGTATCCGGCGAACCCTTCCCCGCAGCGATCCTCAACGCAGTGTTCGACGCGCTCGAAGGCGTGCCTGGAAAGGGGCACTACATCGGCGCGAGCGAGGTCGACGACGCCGAGCACTATGCCGGAGACTTTCGGCAGCTGGACACCGTGCGTGGCCTGGTGGCCAGGTTCCGCGATGCGGCGGGCACCCTGCTGCTGGTGATCACCAAGGACGGCATCGCAATGGCCGATGGCGTGCTGATCGACGGACTCGACCCCGGGAGCCACACGCATACGGGGGGCGGGGGACAGGGGCCGAAGATCCCGACCGCTGGCCTGCAAGATGGCATCCTCTCGGCAGACACGGCGGGCCGGGCCAAGATGGCCGATGGGTTTGTCACCCTGGAGAAAGCAGCCTACAAGCCAGCCTGGACGAAAGACCAGGCCGGCGCATTACGGCTTGAGGTCAAGACGGTGACGATCGCGCTGAGTAGCGCCGATGACAACCAGGCCGCCAGCGCCAATTGGAATACGCCCTTTGGAGCGCTGCTGGGCGCCTTTCTGGGGCCAATCAGCGGCGCCACCTCGAAGGAAATTGGGCGCAACTCGGTCTACTTTGCCTCGATGGACAATATCGGCTTTACCGTGCGGGCTGCGGCTTCGGGCGGTTCGGCCACCACCTACACCATACGAGTGCTCGGCGTGGGCATCGGATAGGAGAATCGAACATGAGCGAGCCGTTGCTCAGCACCATCACGCCGGTAGGGCCGGCGCATGTTGGCTTCCTGGCGCAGGCCTGGGAGAGCCTGCTGGCGCAGCGCGGCCGGCCAACCTGGGAATGGGTTTTGGTCGCCAACGGAGGCGTCAACCTGAGGCGTTGGGCGCTAGAGCCGAACGTGCAGATAGTGACCTATGACGGCGAGGTGAGAGACGGTCGGGCTAGCGTCGGCGCGCTGAAGCGGGAGGGCTTTGGCGCGGCGAAGGGCGACGTGCTCGTGGAGCTAGACGCGGATGACCTGCTTACGCCACCGGCGCTGGAGGAGATCACCCGAGCGTTTGCGGATCCTGAGGTGCAGTTCGTGTACAGCAACAGCGCCCAGTTCGAGGATGGGACGTGGGCGCCCAGCGGGTACTCGGAGCGCTACGGTTGGCGAAGCCGCCCCTATCGCACAGACACGGGCCATGAGCTGATCGAGATGGTGGCCTTCCCGCCCACGCCGCACGCCATGCGGCGCATATATTGGGCGCCAGACCACGTGCGGGCCTGGCGAGCGACCGCCTATCGCGCGCTGGATGGCGGCCACAATCCAGACCTGTGGCTTGGCGACGATCACGACTTGGTGTGCCGCACCTACATCCGCTATGGCGCGCGGGCCATGCGTCACATCGACCAGTGTCTGTATCTGTACCGCACGCACGCGAGGAACAGCTGCCAAGTGTGGAATGGCGAGGTACAGCGCGTCACTCAGGAGAACTATCGGCGCCATGTCAGCCCAATGGTGGAGCGGTGGGCCAGGGACATGGGCCTGCGCCTCATCGATTTGGGGGCGCGCTTTTGCCCGAGAGCGGGGTATGAGGTGTGGGACTTGCACGGGCAACCGCCGGTCGACCTCGAAGGCTTGTGGCCAGCGCGGGCTGGCGAAGTAGGCGTTCTGCGCGCCGTGGATATCGTCGAGCACCTGGCCAACCCCATCCACACGCTGAACGAGGCCTGGCGCGTCCTGGCGCCTGGCGGATGGCTGCTCATCGAGGTGCCCAGCACAGATGGTCGAGGCGCCTGGCAAGACCCGACCCACAAGAGCTATTGGAACGAGAACAGTTTTGCGTACTACACCCGCGAAGAGATGGCCCAGTACATCCGCCCAGCGTTCGAGGGCAAGTTCCAGCTGGCATGGCTTGAGACCTACGAAAGTCCCATGCTGGGGGGCATGGTGCCCTATGTGCGTGCGCACCTGATTGCGATCAAGCCGGGCATGGAACGCATCCCCGGGGAGGTTTGCTAATGGCCGAACTTCCTCCTCGCCGTTGGGCGAACGATCGCCAGCAGGCCGACCTCAACCGCATCATCGCCGTGGTCAACGACGTGCTCAGCGGCGAGGAGGGGGTACAGGGGGCGCAGGGATACCAGGGCGTGCAGGGTGCGCAAGGGGCGCAGGGATACCAGGGCGCACAGGGGGCGCAGGGGCCAACAGGCGTTCAAGGGCCAGTTGGCCCACAGGGTGAGCCGGGGCCGCAGGGCGAGGGAGGATCCGTTGGCCCGCAAGGGCCGCAGGGAGACATTGGCGCTCAGGGCGTGCAGGGTGCGCAAGGGCCGCAGGGGGCGATTGGTGCTCAGGGCAGCACCGGCGCTCAGGGGCCACAGGGCAGCCAGGTACTCGTGGTCAGCGGAACACCGTGGACGAGCACGGATTGGGACGGAGACAGTAAGACGAGCACTGCGATCGGCACGATTGACTTGAGTGTCAAGTTCGGCCTACCGGCGGGCATCAAGGGGGTGTTCATCGCCTTCAATACGGCGACGACTGTTGCGGCGAATGACGAGAAGATGGTCGGCTTTTTCCCGAGCAGTGATCAGGCGCCAGGCGGAGCCAACTGGAAAGGCGCAAACGGGGCATGGTGCCAGTTGGGCAATGGCAAGTTTCGGGCCGCACACGGCTATGTGCCGTGCGACAGCAATGGAGACATCTATTTCGCGACAGGAACCTCGGGCAGCGACGCATTCAACATCTGGGTGTGCATCCTGGCCTATGCCGTCTGAAACAGGGGGGAACTGTCAGGAGCACAGGAGTATGAGCAGCAAATTGCAGCACCCGTGTCCGCAAGCGTACGTCACCCAGCGGTTTTCGACGAGCCATCCAGGGTTAGACCTGGCCAAGGGGCCAGGGACACCGATCCTGGCAGCGCATGATGGCGTCGTTACGGTGGCCAGCTGGGACACCCAGGGCTATGGCAACCGCATCGACCTGACAGGCAGTGAAGTGATGACGCGCTATGGCCATCTGAAAGGCTTTGCTTGCCAGGTCGGCGAGCAGGTGCGCGCCGGCCAGGTGATCGGATATATGGGCAACACAGGCAACGTAGTGGCGATCCACGGCGATGGGACGCACCTGCACTGGGAGGTGATCCCGCTGCCACGCGATTGGAGTAGCGCGGCATTGGGGCGCGTAGACCCGGGGCCATACTTGAGCAATGGAGGTGAAGCAGTGACGCGGAGCGTGCTGGGTATCCAGGTGCAGAATTGCAGTGCGCTACTGAGTGAGGCGGGTGCATGGGTGCTGGCCGACGCGGCGCGCGGTGGAGTGACACACGCCGTGCTGATCGACCCCGACGTGTTGGGCCGCGACCCGTGGCCAGGCGTAGTGAGCCAGGGGCGACTCTGGTTTCAAGGTGATGCGGACAAGAAGCTGATCAGCCAGGGGGCCGCTGGCGCACGGCTATATGTGGAGATGTGCAAGCCGCGCTGGGCGAAATGCCCGTGGATGCACTCATGGCAGGCGCCGTGCGAGCCAGACACCGGCAACGCCGAGGACACGAACGACCTCGACCCCATGAAGCGCCTGGCCGAGTTCAGCACCGAGCTGGTGCGACTTGGCCACAGCTTGGGCGTGCGCATTGCGGTTGGCGTTTTTTCTACTGGGTGTCCCGCTGGGCCGAAGGCGAATCCGCTGCCGGCCATCCGAGAGAAGTGGCGCATCTTTGGGCCGGCCTGCGCCGAGGCCGACGCGCTGGCGCTGCACGAGTACGGCATGGACACGATGGAATACACCGCGGAGAACGAGTGGCATATCGGGCATTACAGGCGCGGTGTGACGTATTTGCGCGAGGCTGGCTACCGTGTGCCCCCGATCTGGATCACTGAGCACGGCATCGACCGCGCTGGCAATGGGCAAACGGACGGGTGGCGGGTGAAGCTGGGCGGGGACGAGGCCGAGGCCATACGTCAGTTCGCTCAGCGCGATGCAGACTACGCTGCTGACCCACTGGTTGTCACGGTGACGCCGTTCACGTGGCTCGACCACAACTGGCCCTCGTTCACCATCACGCCAGGGCTGTCGAAGCGCATGATGGAGCAGCGGTTGGCCTGTGGCGCTCAGCCCACGACGGTGAGCGAGCCCGTGACACCTCCTGCATCTACAGGACACGGGCTGATCAACGGGGACTTTGAGGGTAGGTTTGGGTATTCCGGTGGCGTCAAAGAGCTGTACGTGGCAGAAGGGTGGGAGCCCTTCTACGTCGACAAGCCGACGTGCCGATACAACGACGCTCAGCCGCACTATGACTATCGCCCCGAGTACAAGCGTGCCGGAGAGGAGGCTGTTGGTCCGAAGCGCGCGGTGAGCGGTCACAGCCAGCAATGGTTCACTACCTATGCGGGGCATCGCGCGGGCATCCGGCAGCAGGTGAGTCGAGCGCTCGACATGGTTACCAATAGAGAGCGCGACATCGCCCCCGGTGACGTTGTCCAGTTCCTGGCAGATATGCAGAGCTGGCACGACAACAAGGGCGGCGATCCGCGCATCAGCAAAGACGGGCAGTACATCAAGCGCGTGGGCATCGACCCAACGGGGGGCACGGATTGGCAGGCGCCGACGGTGGTGTGGTCAGAGGACAACCTGACGAACGACCAATGGGTGCTGGTGTCCGTCGAGGCCGTGGCCAAGGCACCCACCGTAACAGTCTTTGTATATGGCGAGCCAGTGTGGGCCTTTCGTGACAACAACTGCTACGTGGACAACGCCGAGGTATGCGTCATCGGGGCAACGCTGCCCGCGGGGGCATCGGACAAAGAGATCAATACCCGCCTCGCACATTATGGTCAGCAGTTTATCACGCCCCTGAACACGGACACTGCCCTGTGGAAGGCGGCGCAGAAAGAGGTGCCCGGATGTATGCCTGCAACTGACGAACTGCGCTTGGACAACTATGTATTCCAGGCCTTCTATGCCCCCGGCGATCCTAGCGTGCAACACTGGTTTCGGTTCGTCAACGGGGATTGGGGCACGTATGTGCACTGGACACGCGCTAACTAAGGAAGAGAGGTAGGCTCGTATGAGCGGGTTCAGTGCAGAGATGATCGTGACTTTGTTGGCAGCCGCTCTGGGTGGCGGCGCGCTGTCGGCATTGGTATCGGGGGTGTTCAACCGCCGCAAGGCACGCGCCGAGGCGGAGGCAACGGTGGCGATCAGTTTCAAGAGCCTGAGCGACGCCCAGCAGTGCCGCCTGGAGCAGCAACAGAGTCGCATCGAGCAGCTGGAATACCACCTCCAAGAGGAGCGAAAGCGCCATGATGCGTTGGAGGCGCAGATGCACAGCTTGCAGCAACAACTAGGCGAGCGGGGCGTTTTGGTGGCAGAGCTGCGTGAAGACAACACCCGCCTATCGGCTGAGAATCAGGCGTTGCGCGCCAAGATGGTAGTCATGCAAGCGGAGATGGAGTCGCTGCGCAAAGACGTGGCCGAGATGCCCGAGTTGCGCCGGCAGATCGAGGCCTTGCAGGAGCAGTTGGCAGAAATGCAAAGGTCGAGAAAGAGTCCCGCCAGAAGAACAGAATTGGTGCCGAAAGGGGAATGATGCTAGAGGGAGCGCTGTCGTATAACTTGTGGGGCGTCGCGGGGGCGACGCTGGTCATGGCGATCATGCAGGTGATCAAGCAGCTGTGGCCGACACTCAAAGATCGCAAGGTCATCGCGGTGAGCATCGGGGTGGCCATGGTGTTGTCGGCCTGCGCGACTCTGTATCAAGTCGCCGAGGGAACGGCCTCGGGCTCGATGCTCAAGCTGGTGCTCGACACCCTCGGCGCGGGGCTGCTCGTCGGCCTATCCGCCGGTGGCACGTGGAGCGCCGTGAAGCCACGGAGCAACTAG